TTAACTAATGGAATTGAGCGGGGATGGGTAACAGAACCGTTCTGTAACACTCATGAGGGAGATCCCTATATGAGTGATGAAGAAGCACAAGAGTGGGAAAAGGGCGGAGACCCTTGTCAGGTAGTAATTAAAATACAAAACAACTAATAAAGGGGTAAAATGAAAAAAATAACAATGGGGCTTGTAGCAATAATTGGTTTAGTTTTAGTTCAACCAACTTTTGCTTCAGAACAAAAATCTTTAGTAATTATTGATTCATATTTTGATTCAAGAGTAGTTAATGGAAATGTATCTTGTGTAACACCTCAAGATACTGCTTGCTCTTATACAGCAAGACTTCCACTTTCTACTTCATTAGTAAGTCCAGTTAATCATGGAAATGCCATGGTAGAGGTCGCTAAAAAACAAAATCCAAATATTAAAATTATTGGATTATATAGTGCTGGACCAAACTCTCCTGTAAATGCTGGAAATTTTATTGATGCTTTACGTTGGGTAGATAAAAATTCTACAAAGGTTTCTGCAGTATCTTTTTCAGGATTTTTTAATGGAAACAGAGAATGTTCCGTAGCGCCTACAAATACTGCTTCTTATGGTGGGGTCAGAGGTGCTGATGCAACTATACGTGCATTAATTGTAAGTTTAAAGTCTAAAAATGTTTCAGTATTTATTGCAACTGGTAACAAGCCTGGAACAAAGATTGATTATCCAGCATGTATTGCTGACTCAGTATCAGTAAGCACTGGTGAAAGAAATAGTTCTGGTAAAGTTGTTAGTGGACATTCATTTGATAAAAATACAAAATATGTAGCATCAACTGAAATCTATAACTACACATCCTCTATCTTTGGGTCTATTCCACAAACAACATCATCTGCAACTGCTGCAGTTGCTGCTCAATGGATTACACAAGGACAGTTAACAGATATGGTAGTTAAAGTTCTTCCATAATAGTGTTGCGGATATTGCATAGTGGTAGTGCGTAACCTTGCCAAGGTTAATGTGCGGGTCCGATTCCCGCTATCCGCTCTAAGCCCTCATCGTCTAGTGGTTAGGACATCACCCTTTCACGGTGGTAACAGGGGTTCAATTCCCCTTGGGGGTACTAATTTTATTAATACTGCATAAAAAATTATGATATGATTATAGTATGGAAAAAATATATTTAGATGATGATAAACAAATTTGGATTATTAAAAATTTTCTTACCCAAGAAGAATTAGCATGGTTCAAAACTCAAACAGATGATAAAAATGGATGGTATCCAACAATGAGATCTCCATACCAAAACATTTTAAATAAATTTTTAAATATTATTCCTAAATATGATGAAACTCGTAACATTGTTTTTCCAAATCAAGATTCAGAAGTTATTGATCTTCCAATATTTTCTGATCCAGGTGGTGTGTGGGATAGACTTGATTCTGTATTACCTCTAACATACAAGCGACATGCAACATTACAAACCTTTAAATATATGACAGATGAAGAAATTAGAGAAAATGCAAATTTATCTGCTTTAGAAGAATATAATATTTCTGTAGAAGACATTGATTTTGCAATGTATTGGCATCAAGATCCTGGAGCAGAAAGCAATATTAATGCTTCTTTTAGCCTTTATCTTAATGATGATTTTGAAGGTGGAGAATTAGAGTTTGGAAATTTACCAATTAAAGTAAAGCCAGAGGCTGGCATGCTGGCTGTAATTCCTGGCGGAGACAAATACAGGCATAAAGTAAATAAAGTACTTGGCCCCAACTCAAGACATACTCTATATGGCAATTCATTTATAAATATTGAAACAGCCCCAGTCAGCACGGCAGATGACTGTTAAAGTTATGTTATAATATACCTATGAAATCTATATATGATATTGAGTTAGATTCTGCCGAAGGTACTCCAAATTTTTTGCAACAATTTAAAGGCAAAACAATTATGTTAATTAACACAACCGTTGGTTGTGGAAACGCTGGTCAAATGGAGTCTATTGAATGGATTCAAGAAGATATGGCAGGAGAAAATTTTACTGTTGTAGCAATTCCTACTAACGATTTTTGTGGTCCAAGCATCACAAAAGGTAAATGGTCACAAGGTATTACTTGCGGTATGGATTCTAAGTTGTACGGAGAAGATGTTTATGGTGTTACATTCCCATTCTCAGAAATGATTGTTTCTAATCCCGCAGAAATCCCATTAGAGGCACCATGGCTTGGTAAAGGTCCAGGACTTAACGGTAATGGCCAACCCTTTGGAGAAAGACATGAACTTTATTTAGAGGTTTCAAAACAAATTAAAGCAATACAAGATAAAAAAAATAAACTTGGAATTGTTGAAAAAACAGATTACGAGTCACGTTATTTAAACCAGCATGACGGTGGATTTATGATGAACGCTAACTTTGAAAAGTATTTAATTGACAAAGATGGTTATGTAGTTAAGCATTATCCTGCTACAACACTAAACTGGGATGTAGAGCGTACTCTAAAAGAAGACCTTGCGGCACAAGGAATCCCAGCAAAAATGGGTCCAGATAGATCTGAGTACATTTTTAATGAAGAAAATGCTGTTATTCGTGATCATATTGAAAAACTTATGGCTGGAGAAAAATCAATTATTAATCCAGCGTATGATCATGCACATGAATTAATTGCTGTTTAAATTTAAAATATAGGGGAATTTTTATGAGCATATATGATTTATCATTTATAGATAATAATAAAAATGTTATAGAATTAAAACAATTTAAAAATAAAAACATACTTATTGTTAATACCGCAAGCCATTGTGGATATACATCTCAATATGCTGACTTACAAAAAATACAAAATGATTCTTTAGTGGTTATTGGTTTTCCATGCAATCAATTTGGAAATCAAGAACCAGGAACAAACGAAGAAATAAAAGAATTTTGTACAAGTAATTTTAGTATAACATTTCCTATTGCTGAAAAAATTTATGTTAATGGTCCAGATGCTCACCCAATTTACAAATATTGCAAGGAAAAGGCTACTGGGGGTAAAGATATAGCCTGGAACTTTGAAAAATTTTTAATATCTACTGATGGATCTATTAAGCATTACCCATCATCCTATCAAGTTTCAAATATTATATTTTTGTAATTCAAAAAAATAGTATAGGATCTATAATACGTTTATTTTAAGTTTGATTCCCGCCAAAGGTGTTATAATATAATGATGGAAGAATACGACAAAGACAATAAAAGAACTTTTTTTTATAGAAGTTTAGCAAACGCAAAAAATACACCATCACATTTATATGGTACAAAAATTAATTCTCCTCAAGATATTGTAAAAAAAGTTGAATATAGCATTAATGAATATGGCTATAGGTCTGATAAGTTTGATAAAAATAATGAAGTTTTAGTGCTGGGCTGTTCTAATACATATGGTTGTGGAATGCCAAACAAGTTTACTTGGCCAGAAATTTTTTCTAATTCTATAAATAAAAAATACTCAAGAATTGCATCACCTGGAGATAGCATTAATGGTCAAGTATATAAAGCGTTTAAATATTTTGAAGAGGTTGGAAATCCAGAAATAGTTTTAGGATTGTTTCCATTATACAGGCTAGAGTATAGTATGGTTCCAAACAAACTATTATCCCCAACATTTTGGAACCAAGAAAAACACAAAAAAAATATAGACAGTAATAGTATAGGCGTAGCGTACTTTTATGAGGAGTATTTAACAAAAATTTCTAGGGCCCCACATGATCCAGTATATGTTCTTCCAAGAGAGTTTTCAATATTTTACAACTTTATGTTTATAGCAATGCTAGAGCAATATTGTAAATCCCATAATATTAAATTTATATGGAGCATATACGATGACACAAATATTGAGTACTTTATAAACACCACACCTAATATTTTAAAAAACTATATAAAAACATCTGAAGAAGTTGTATGGACACAAAGAGCATCAGATAGAAATTGTTGTGAAGAATTTAAAGATCATAAATTGTATTATTGGGCTGCAGACTATAATCCAGAAAAACAGATTGGGCATTGGGGAATTCATACACACAAACATATGTCAAATGTATTTCTTAACAAATATGAAAAAATAAAAAATGATTAATAATATTAGGTGGTATTATTACAAAATAATTATACTTTTTAAAAATAAAAAAAGAAAAAAGAAAGATTTTATTTATTAATGATAATTCTTGGAATTAATGAAACATCGCATGATGCTTCTGTCTCTCTGATTAAAAACGGGAAAATATTATTTGCAGGGCATGCAGAAAGATATAGCAAACAAAAAAATGACTGGTACATTAATGATAGTTTAATAAAAGATGTTTTGCAGTATGGCACACCAAACTATATTGCCTATTACGAGAAGCCTCTTTTAAAAGCCTCTAGACTGGCTCTAAGGGGTGGGTCTGGGGATTGGAAACCAAGGTTCAATATTGATGGCATCCCAAGAAAATCTTTTAGCCACCACTATTCTCACGCAGCAGCGGGATACTACACAAGCGACCTTGATAGTGCCTGTATTGTTGTTATTGATGCAATAGGAGAATATAACACATCAACAATATGGGTTGGTAAAGGCAAAAAAATAAAATTAAAATATAAGCAAAATTATCCAGTTAGTTTTGGATTATTTTATTCAGCATTTACACAACTCATTGGCCTAATGCCAAACCAAGAAGAATACATTATGATGGGTATGGCTGCCTATGGAGATTGGAAAAAATACTATAAAAAAGTAGACAAGTATTTTCCATCTTACTCAAAACAAAAATATAACTTTCATAAAGGAATTTATGATTGGGGTATAGAAATATCAGAACAGGATAAATTTGATATAGCAGCAGCCGTTCAAGTTGTATACGAACAAAGACTAAACGACTTTATGCGTATGGCAAAGTCAGTTACGGGCAAAAACAATTTAGTGTTTATGGGTGGATGCGCTCTAAACTCTTCTGCTAATACGTTGCTATGGAATATCTTTGATACAATTTGGATTATGCCAAATCCAGGAGACGCAGGGTCTTCTCTTGGTGCAGCAGCAGCACTTTATGGGAAACATCTTGAATGGAAGGATCCGTACCTTGGCTATGACCTTGGTGGAAAGTATCCTATTCAGAAAATTGTGGACGGTATATTAAAAGATGGAATAGTAGCAGTGGCAACAGGACGTGCAGAATTTGGTCCAAGAGCATTAGGAAATAGAAGTATTCTTGCAGACCCAAGAGATCCATTAATTAAAAACAAGGTTAATCTAATTAAACAAAGAGAATTGTTTAGACCATTTGCTCCAGTAGTTATGGAAGAATATGCTTCCAGATGGTTTGATATGGACTTTACAAGCCCTTATATGCAGTATACAGTCAAGTGCTTACAGCCAGAAAAGATCCCTTCTGTAGTACATATTGATGGCACATCAAGAGTTCAAACTGTAAATAAAGACCAACATTCTGGACTTTACGATGTCTTATCTAATTGGTATAAAATTACTGGAATCCCAATACTACTTAATACTAGTTTAAATATTAAAGGGCAACCACTATTAAATGATAGATTAGATATAGAAAAATGGCAAAAACAATATAATTTTCCTATATTGTCCTAATCTGGTATAATATATATGTACCTGCCAAATGGGGGTACAAAAATGAAACTCGCTGAAAAGGAGAAAATAAAATGGTAAGTTCATTTACACTGGATCTTTTTAAGGATCCATTTTTTATTGGTTTCAATCGTGAATTGGACCGTTTAAGTACAGTACACAATCTAGCAACTCGTCAGGCATATCCGCCATACGATATCTTAAAACTAGACGAAGATACATATAAACTATCTTTGGCTGTTGCTGGATTTTCAAAAACAGATATTGATGTTTCAGTAGATAATGGAACATTAATAATTAAAGGTGAAATAGCAGAAGTAACAGATGCCGAAGTTGTTCATAAGGGAATTGCTGCTCGTAAATTTACTCGCACATTTGCCCTTGGTGAATATATGGAAGTATCTAGTGCTGAACTTAAGGATGGCATGCTTACAATTAATATTGTTCGTGTTGTTCCTGAAGACAAAAAACCCAAAATAATTAAAATCAAGTAAAAAAACAACCTGGGCATGTTGTAAAACTGCCTATTATAAAAAAGGAGTATTTAGTGGCTTCATATGAATATGACTGTATGCCTTGTGGCACTAGAGTAATAAAAGAAAGATCTATTAATGATTTTGATCCAGGATATAGTTGTGAAACTTGCAATAGATCGCTAGTTCGTGTATACTCTAATATAGGATCAATTTTTAACGGTACTGGATTTTATTCAACCGACAATAGAAAGAGGTAATTGGATGTATAATAGAACTATGGACAGTGTTACAAAAGATCATCCAAGCGTAAAACCTAAACAATGGGTTTTAAACTCAAAAGATCGTTGCGATAAATGCCTAGCCCAAGCGTTAGTTAAAGTAAAAGGCGCCTCTGGAGAGTTAATGTTTTGTAGCCATCATTATGACAAAATAATGAATAAACCAGAATCATATAAAAAAATGATGGCTTTTATGCTAGAAGTTATTGATGAGCGTGAAAAATTAGTAGAGAATAGAGCGATTGGGGCAATATAATGTATGAGTATTTTGTAAAAGAAGTAAAGAATGTTGTTGATGGAGATACTATTGATGTAATTATTGATTTAGGGTTTGATATTTTATTTTCATCTCGTGTACGTTTGGCTGGTATTGATACTCCAGAATCACGCACAACAGATAAGGCTGAAAAGGCTCTTGGACTTGAATCTAAGGAGCACTTAAAAAAGCATTTAAAGGATGCCAAATCTATTGTAATTAAAACTGAAAAAATAAATTCAACCGAAAAGTTTGGTCGTATTTTAGGATGGCTATACATTAATGACGATACAGAATCTGTCAATGATAAAATGATTAATGATGGCTATGCCTGGGGATACATGGGAGATGCCAAAGTAAAAGATTTTGAGGCATTAAAAAAGGCTAGAGAAAGATCTAAAAAATGAAAACAGTTTTTTATTTTACAACAGAGTGGTGTGGTGCTTGCAAAAAAACACGACCAATTGTTGAAAAATTAAAAAAAGATGGTTATCAGTTTCAAATAATTGATGCTGACTATGAGCAACTACTTGCTAAAAGGTTTGAGATAATGTCAGTTCCTACTTTTATATTATTTGAAAATGAAAAAGAAATTAAGCGTATAGTTGGTGCACAAACTCAACAGTCTTTGTTAGAGTTTATAAATAATGAGTAACGAAGAACAAGAAATAATTGAAAAACTTATTCTCGATGGGGGGTTAGAAACTGTAGGAGTTGACGAAGAAACTGGTGAATTGCTGTATTCCTTTACTCCTAAAATTAAAAATCTTATGCCAGATTTATACAATGAGCACATAACAGATGTGAATTCTTGCGTTATGGAATTATGGGAAAAAGGTTTTTTAGAAATAGATTTTTTTGCTTCAGAACCCATCATTACCCTATCTAAAAAGGCTTTTGATCAAGTTGCAGTGGAGGGTTTATCCAAAAAAAACAGGTGGAACCTTTTTGAAATCATACGACTTTTGCACCCCAAAGCCTGATATAATAGATAGTATGACATACTACTCAGATAACGAAGAAGAAGATAAATGGGACAACATGACAAAAGCATGTTGGTCTGGATATGAACAACGTGGCATGAAAGATAAAGGTGGGCGTATGGTTCCTAATTGCGTTCCCGTTGGTAAATTAGAAGAAATGGAAAATGAAATGGCAAAAGCAAAACCTAATTATGAAGATTTTATTAAACCACGTAGGGGTGGATCAACACCATCAGACCCTAAACTATATGCAAGAGTTGTACAAGCAGCAAAAGATAAGTTTGATGTTTATCCATCTGCAGTTGCTAATTCTTGGGTAGTACAAGAGTATAAGCGTCGTGGTGGTACATACAAAGCAGAGTCACAATCTACAACAAAAAGTATTTGGGATGGATCTTTTAATCCTTTAAGGTTTAAAAAATAATGGCTAACAGATCTTCAGGTTCTTATTTTAAAAATTACGGATTTAATTCTTTACAAATTAAAAATGGCAGGATTGTTCGTTTAAGAAAAGACGGTACTGTAAAGGCAGATCTTGGTCCGTATCCAAAAACAAAGGCAGGGGTAAGTCATGGCAAATAAAGAACAAAAGGGTAATGTTAATACAAAAAAAGAGCCTAAGATGACTCTTAAAGAAAAACGTGTTGCTAAACAACAAAAGCGGGATAAAAAAAATGGCTGATACATATACTCCTACCTCTGGTATGAAGGCTGCTGCTAGACGTGCATTAAAGTGGAAAGAAGATGGAAAAGCAACTGGTGCAGGAACTCCTGTAGGTTGGGGTAGAGCAACAGATATAGTTGCTGGTAGAGCAATGTCTCTTAGTACTGTTAAAAGAATGTTTTCTTTTTTTTCCCGTCATGAAGTAGATAAAAAAGGTAAAGGTTTTTACGATGGTCCAGAGTTCCCATCTAATGGAAGAATTATGTGGGATGCTTGGGGTGGAGATGCAGGATTTTCATGGAGCCGTGCAATTGTAGAAAGAGAAAAAAAGCAAGTAGAAAAGGTTTGGGCAAATAGCCCATTTAGTTTTAGAAAGGGGTAAAAGTGGAGGATTTAACTATTGATGAAGTAAAGCAGTTAGTTATGTTTTATAAACAAAAATCTGTAGATCTTGAGTTTAATTTATTGCAATTGCAAATAAAGTTAAATAGGACTATATCTGTTCAAGATCCAATAAAAACAAAACCAGAAGTTAAAAAGTAAATAGGTTTGAATAATGCAAGAGTTAATAGTTTTAGGCTTGACATTGTCTCTTGCTTGGTTTATACTTAAAGTAGGTAAAAGTAATAAGAAAAAACTTTTTTCAAGAACCTTGCATAAACAAAGCGACACGCACAGGTTGTTAAAATTATTTTTTTCTATGCCTTTATCAAATAACCAACAAAACTTTTCTCAATTGACAAAACATAAAGAAAAGGGTACAATTAAGGTTATTGTTTTAGGCAACGAGGCATACTGGATATCTAATAATATTTTTTATGTTGCAGAGGCTATAGATGGTGAGGTACAACGCCACACCGCTAAACCAATTGATACTAGTACTTTATCAAAGGGTGACCTAGATAAAATGCTTTTTATATTAGACAGTTTAAAGGATGGTAAAAGAGATGATCGTGGCGGTTCAGGGCACAAATGAGTTTAACGACTATAATGTGTTTATTCGCTCTATGGGCGTTGCCATGTCAAATATGCACAAGGATGACAAAGAGTTTATAATTTACTCTGCTGGTCCTGCTAAAATAAATTCTTTTGTTTCCGAGTTTTCTAATTTATCTGAAAGAGGAATGAAAGCAAGAGGTAAAAAAATTAAATTTTATAAAGTTGCTCCAGTTTGGATGCAAGAAAATTTAGATCAACTTAACTATTTTGCTTTTTTGAGTAAGCCTAATGAAAAAACTTCAAGGTTAGTTTCAGAAGCACAATTAAAAAATGTAGAAGTTGGTATATTTAAATACTAGGGGGTATTTATGTTTATTAGAAGTTTAAACACTATGGAAAAAATTGTTTCTAAAAATAGTAATTTACTTTGGAATGGTTGGGATGTTATTGATTTAAAAGAATCTGACATTGCCAAAACATCTCCAAAAGGTATTAGAGTTAAAGATAAATGGTACATTCATAAAGTTTATTCTCCTGGTCGTAATGGGTGGGATATACCAAACAAGTATCGAGAATAATTATGAAACAGCATTTATGGAAAGATAACGCAATTTGTTTAGGTCTTGATACAAATATTTACTTTGATAAATATGAAGATAATGAATCTGGCAGGGCAATTGTTGATTCAATGTGTCAACAATGTCCAGTAGCAAAGACGTGTTTTGCAGTAGGCATTTCAGGTAAAGAATGGGGTGTTTGGGGCGGAGTATATTTAGAAGGCGGAGAAGTATCTAGAGAGTTTAACAAACACAAGAGTAAAGAAGATTGGTCCAATACCTGGCAATCTTTAACAATGGAAAAATAATGTATACAGATAAAATGAAAATGGCATTTCATTCTATTCCAGCACCTAAAAATTTTAAGGTAGACATTATTGACAACGATCATTTTATAACCATTAAGGCTAATGAGGCTATGTTTATGCGTTTATTTGACACAGAGAAGCGACATGCTGTAGAATATATGGTAAGAGTAAAAAAGGCTTTAGAAAGCAATGGAGCAATCGTAATGATTACTAGGGAGGCTATTAAATAATGAAAGATGTTATTTTAATATTTTTTATAGTTTTGTCTGTTTCTTTTGCCATATCGTATTTAACAATGTTATCCAAATTAAACAAACTTAGTTTAACTTCTGCTCAATTATTTTTAGAAAATTTTAAACTTAATCAACATGTTGAATCTATTAAAGCAAACCAAGAATTAACTAACAACGACATACATAGAGAAAATTTTATAAAATTTTTATCAGATTCTCGTGACTGGGCTTTTACATACATTGAAGATGTTCAAAACGGTTTAACCAAGTTTGTTGAAGAAGTTGATCCAAGTATTAACTATTTTTCAGAATTTAGCACTTTATCTGAAGGTCATCCACTACATGATAGTATGAAAAAAATATCTATTGCATATCAAGATTTAAAAAAGTTTTTACCAAATGAATCAGAAATAAATAACACATAATGGAATTTTATTATTTTGGTGGAAATTTTGCACCAGGATTTTTAGACGAAATAGATGAATCTGAATTTACAGGTCTTATGTTTACATATGATGTAACTCAAGGGGATATATTTACAAAATTAGCAAAATTAGCAAATCCAGATCAAAAAACAAAATATTTAATTGCAATAAGACCGTATGCAATTTCTCCACAATATCTTTGTATGATTAATAATAGTATGACTCAAATATTAAATGGTAATAGATTGCAAATAAATTTTATTTCTGGATATTTAAAAAATCATGAAGAAGGTTTTGGAGGACTTTTTGAAGAATCTGCTGAGTCTACGGCTCCACCAAGCAACATTGATAGATCTAATTATCTTATTAAATATGTAGATATTTTAAATAAAATGAGAGGAAATAAGAATAATCCATTAGACTTTTATATATCAACAACTAATCCTACTGTAGAAAAAGCAGCAAATAAATATAATAGTAAAATAATTTTACCTTATAAAGTTTACAAGGCTCAGCACTGGGAAGAAATTGATAAATGGAGTGGAAAAACCATTTTACAAAACCCATTAAATTTAAACTATAATAAAGTTATGTTAGCAATAACTCCTGTTATTAGAAAAAATATTTCTTCATTAGAAAAATTACCAGAAGATTATGCATATCGTCCAGTTTGGCGTAAAGGAGAAACATTAAATAAAGTGTCAGATGTTGAATTTTTTACTTATGATCAATTTGTTTCTTTTATAAAAGATGCTGAAAAAAGAGGTATAACTCAATTATTATTAAATTCTTATCCTAATAGAGAGTTTCAAGTAATTAAGCATTATGTAAATGAATATTGCAAATCAGAAAAAGTCACATGAAAGAAATAATTTTATCAACAATAACAGGTTTTGGATGCGGTGTCGTGTTTGCTGCATTCAAATTGCCAGTACCAGCACCACCAGTTTTTGCGGGAGTCGCAGGAATTATTGGTTTATGGATTGGCTTTACAATACTAACACAAATTATATCCTAGGAGGAATAATGAATAACCTAATCAATGATAAGACTAAAGCAATGCTAGCATCATATGGACGATCTGTTCTTGGTGCAGGAATTGCGCTTTACATGGCTGGCGTAACAGATCCAAAAGATCTATGGACAGCACTCGTTGCTGCTATTGCGCCCGTCGCATTGAGAGCAATTAATCCAAATGACAAAGCATTTGGTATTTTACCTGATGCTGCTGAAGTAGCAAAGGCTCTTAAGTCTGCAAAGGCACCAGCAAAGAAAACTACCAAAAAAAGCGCAGGTGGCGGAGGCCGTTTCGCTGTAAAGTAGTTTATTTTTTATCAGATAGCCAGTCTAGAAATAGGCTGGCTTTTCTGTTTATTGATTAATAATTTTTAAATATTTATCTTTTAATACTTCAACTGAAAAATTATTAAATCCAATTTCTATAGCCTTTTGTTTGCTATCATAGATGTTTATATTATTAAAATAGTTGTCAATAGATTTTCCTAATTCTTCGTGGTTAGCCTCATAAATATCTACCATTGACTTAGTCTTAAACTCTCCAATTTTATCTGATTTTACTAACCACTCTTTAGGAAGTATAATATTATTGGGAGATATGTCAGTCATAAAAACTGGCAGGGCACTTAAAAGAGCCTCATTCATAGGCAAACAAAGACCAGCATAACGTCTAGGAAGAACCATAGCATCATAGTCATTATACAGATCTTCTCTATTTCTAATATTATCTTTGTTTATTTTTAAACGGCTATCTTTAGTTATAAAGTCTAGAGGGGTTTGTGTTGCTATTACAAGTTCATAATCTGCACTAGAATGTTTAAGCATTTCTACTACGGTGTTAGTTCCATTTCTATCTTTGGCTGCTTTTTTACCAGCAACATGAAGTATTCGTTTATGGGTTTTTGATAGGTTATTTTCTCTTGCAGCATTAAACAATGATGTATCTGTTGGTGGTGGTATATGATATACCTTGCATTTTGATCCAAACTTTTCTTTAACAACATCTATATTCCAACTGCTTGGTGATAATAATACATCTGGTAACGGCCACTCTGGATGAACTAAATTTCCAAATAGTTCATAGTTATATTGCAATATTGTTTTTATATTTCTTTTTCTTGCTATATCCACAAAGTCTAAATGGTAAAATGTTTCACAACTTATAACAACATCTATATTTTCTAAAAATGCTAAAATTTCTTTTGTCCTAGGCATACCCTTAATTGTTTTTATTACATCATATTGTTTATACCAGTCTGGATGTTGCCTGTTATTATTAAAAGATGTAGAGTCAACTAAAAGAATCTTGTCTGGATTTAACATTTTTACAAGTTCCTTGGTTTGATTACCAAGTCCAGTATTATCAGATCTTGCAATAACTCCTAATCTCATTCTTTATATCCCCAAACATCATCATCCTTTGTAAATTTTTTAGTACCATCACGACCATCTAAATGATAAGATCTTTTAATGTTTCCTTCTGGATGATAAATCCAAAGTTTGTGTTGGTCCCAACCTTCTTGATCAAAACTATCATATGGTAAAACATCATCTTGAATTTTACCATGAAACCTATCTTCAATAAAAGTTTGTTCATTAGAAAATGGTAAAACAATATCTCTATAATATTTAACTGTACTCAAATGTGGTCTTTGACTCCATTGTGCAGTTTTCATAAAACCATTTTCTATTCCAAACATTAAATGTTGGTGTGGCTCTGGAATCTCTGCTTCAAAATGAAAACGTATTGTATTAGCCTTGTTGTATTCTAACATATCTAAACACTTTTGCCAATCAATCTCGTAATCTACAGTTAATGGTGCATCTCCTTCAACATAAAGTAAAACAGAAGTGTCTATAAGGTTAATTGTTTCTTTCATCATTGTAGTTTGATGACTATGTTTATCAAAAATTATTGGTAAAACATTTTTCCATTTATGCATAGACTTCCACAAAACTCTGTTTTTATATTCATCATAGTCTGATTTACGATTTATTCTTTCTTCACGCAAGCCATCTATCTGTAAAATAATTTCATTATTTGGAAAATGGTAGCGTATAGATTTGATTGTTTCATCAATTATTGATGTGCTTGGATGACTTGGAAGAATCGAAGTTGGAATTATAATTGTTACATCTCGACTATGCATTGACTTGCCTCATAATCTTAATTCCTAAATCTCTTTTATATTTAATCCACCAACAAACAACCTTATGCATATTATTAGGATAGTTGTCTAATATTTGTGGGATTAAGTTTTTTAATAAAAACCAATTGTCTACCGTTTTTATTGGAGTTATATCATCATAAATAAAATCATAGTATTTTATAAGATTACCCTTTGGATCAAGGGAATCCGCTACTGGAAAGCATAACATTTCTATTGCTTCATAAAATCTAAAAGAATCTATTACAACCGCACCAGATGGTGCTGGAGCAATCTTTGTACTGGCTAGGTTACTATAGTAGTCTTTTGGATGATCACCTTGTGCAAACCCTTCTGTTGGCTTAAACAGGGCATTGGGTATTGTTTGCATAGCCTTAGCCAATTCCTTTCTTCTTGAATGCGTAATTTGTCCACCAAAATATACATTATATTTTTTAGGTCCGTACTCTGGTAAAAATTTTTTAAAATGTTGTGGAACTCCAAGTGGCAATTTGTTATAATTTTGATGTTGTTTGTGTGGAGTCTGAAGCCATATCTCTATGTTAGGATGATTAATTTTATCTAATTTAAATCTAACTTCTTCATCCCCTGTAAAAAATAAAACTACTCTTTTTATTTTTTGTAATTCTTTATTAATGTGTTCTTCATAACCAAGATTTTGAGGTCCAGGAATTACGACAAATGCTCTATCAGTATTAGGTAATGAGTTTACTTTTATTTGTTCAATTTCGTATTTATCAAATATTTCTTTTAATAAGCCGTAGTCCCATTTATCCGCAGCACAATCTTCTTCATTAAAAGAATACAGGTATGCCTTTATCATTTATTACTTTTTCTCAAAATACCAATGTGCTTCATGATTTTTTGCTAAAAACTCTCCAACATAACCAAAAGATTGTAAATATGAAATAGTATCTTCTGGAGTTGTGTCATAGTCACGAATACCTAAATCATCATGAATTGATACAAATATTTTTAAATTATTATCTCGTAATGTTTTTTCTGCACCTTTAAATACAAGAAGTTCTGCACCCTCTACATCAATATTTAAGACATTTGGAATAATGCCAACTTCAGAAACATAGTCATCTACTTTAATCATTGGTATGCTTTCTGTGTTGTCATGAATATATACATATTTATTTCTATCAATAATCGGTCCAAGATGTTTTTCTCCCCAGGCATTTAAATTACTACCTTTGCGAGTGTCTGTTGTTTCATCACTCATTAGTCCAGCATAACAACCTAAAGGATCTACTGAATAATTTTTATACCATAGGGCATGAATGTTTGCCCAAAACTCAGGAGTTGGCTCAATTAGTACCATGTTTTCTGGTCCAACAATGTCAGCATAAACTAAGTTGCACCATCCAGCCTCTGTTCCAATATCAAAAAATACATCACCCTTTTTAAGGTGTTGCTGCATGCTATAAATTCTTTCACTTTCCCAATAATCCCAAACATCCCAATTAGCCAATGGCTCATTTAGTTTTAGTCTGTAATCATAGTTTTTTGTTTGTCCTTGACGCAAATATGGTACTGTCTTCCATTTAATATCTGATCTTTCTATAAAATTCATAGACCTAACTCCTTTATGATAGTTGCCCAACGATGGACATATGTGTGTTCTTTTTTAGTTCGTTCATGACCAGCAAACCTTATCTCTTCTCTAGTTAATCCATCTAAGATGTAGTAATCTATTTTTTGTTTAAGGTCTTCAAGATTACCATGTTCATAAAATATAATTTCTTT